CCAGACTCTAGATGACATTGCTGACCAAGACCCTTCGTACATCATTTGGCTCACCGACAACAACATACTGGACATCAATGTCAAGCTAGTGTTTGATTGTCTTGCTGATTCGATGGAAGGCCCTGATTGGATGATTGGGATGGAACATGAAATGAACAATGACTAAGCAATGCAACTAGACTTTAACTTTGGTCCTCTAATCTTGTTTCTAGTATTAGTTGGTGCCTTGCTTATGTTTGGCATCAACGAGGCCTATGATAGATTAACTGGCCAAGATGGTACTATAAGGGTGGAGCAACCAATTGAGCCTTCGATTGAGTTGATCATAAGAGACAACCAAGTGGATACTGTGTATGTGTACGCTAAGCCCTAACAAATGAAAGAGCGCGGACTGATACTCCCGATCGGAGATGGCTGCGAGATTATGCTACTTCACTACTGGCGTTGCTGGCTGGGGCATGATTGGGTGTATGGGGATCGTGATCAGGAACGAGTGTGCTCTAAGTGCAACAAGCGTATGCTGCTGCAGTTGACTAATAGTGGAATGACTAAGTCGTGGTGCTGGTGGAGGCCTAAAGAGGCTGTTGCTTAGTTCTATCTGGATTGCTTATATTTGATTGATGCCTGAGTTAGCTACATACTGCCCGAACTGCTTCACGCCGAACGGCGATGATCATAGGTGTCCAACCCATATCGTGCACCCGCCTGTGATAAGAATAAGATCTAACTTTGGACCAGGATCCGTGATCCAGTTGTGGGACCCAGCAGAGCATGTTGCAATGTACAATCCTGAACTCAGGACAAGAGCTCATACGCTACTCACACTTGCCCTACAACATGGCTGGCCAGTAGCGAGGTTGGAGAGTCCTCACACACACTCTGACCCAACCACTCCTGTGTTGGAGAGATTCCTAGAGTACATTTGTAAAACCTCCAAGGACACCAATGTTGGTAATATAGTACTATACTACAGAGAGCGGGAAGGGTTAGCGTTTTGTCATAAGAAGGACCTACCATCTACCTGCACGGTGATCTCCTATGAGCAAGGTTGCCAAGTTCTGTCCATCCCTCCTATCCAAGCTCAAATTGATCTCACACGGATCGAGGACCTTGATAAGTTAATGTGCTTCTTCAGGCCAACGCCGAGTGAGTATCAAAGGGGTGACCTCGTATACGACTTAGCTTGCAGTCGTGTAGGTGTGGTTGGTTATGTTCGTCGGCAGAACTATGGGACTATAGTACAATTAAGACGAGGTGGGCAAACTTATGACCGGTCTCTAGATGGGGTGATTGCTCTACAGCTAAGCTACTATCCTAATCCCCCAAGAAGCCTCCTATACCAATTTACAGAAGGCCTTCCGGGACAGACCCTACCCAACCTGATTAAGGCCATCCTAACTATCAAACAACAAACAACAAACAACAACAATGAAGTATCTCGATCTACTGAAGGCACAAGGAACGGAGAAGGAACAGCTCAAGCAGTTTACGTACCAGGCTGCAAAAACCAAATTGCAGTTGGAGTCCACAATCTTGGAGACTCAATCTGCTATCGAGGAGGCCAAGCAGGAATTGGAGTCGATGAAAGCTACCTTTCCACTCAACCCACAAGAATTGGCTGATCAGTTCGCCAAGCTGGAGAAGTTTGAGAAGGGTTTGAAGTTCCTGCAGGGCCTGTCGGCTGAGTTGTTTTAACTCCCTCCGCTCAAGATTGTAGTGTGCACTTCATTGAGGTGTGCACTACTTATTACCAATGTACAACCACTCCACGCTACTAACATGACAAAGTTGACCGGTAAGATACTCAGAACCTTGATCAGGGAGGAGTGGACTAAGTTGAAAGAGGAGACCAGCTTTGATGATGGTACTAAAGACTCTAGAGGCTTGGTTAAAGCCTTACAGGACTATGTTAACAACAACTTAGAAGGTCCTGCAAATGTACTAGTTGATATGTCAGATAACTGGGATGGACAACCCGCTTACGTCATCTCACAGGCAGGAGGAAGCGGTGCAGCCTACAAGCTAACAGGAGAGCCTCACACCGATATGAGAAGTCGAGTAGTATCAAGTCCAGACCAATTGGATACAAAGCGAATCATCAATGTCACTCCTGAAAAACTGAAAGCATGGTTGAGTGGTACAAACACACAACCTCTAGCCCCCAACCTACCACCCGCACCAACCTCTAACCAGATTAAGCGATGAAATTGAAGAGCCTTCTAGCCCCAAAAGCTAAGCTCAAGGAGCAACATGAGTTGGGTGATATGACCAAGGGTCCAGGGTCAGCTGCCCGCCTTAGGGTAACTAATGATGTCTACTTTTACGTAGTGACTAAGGCATCTCCAAATTCTGAGATAGGTGACATCTTCTTCAAGGTTGATCCAATTGGATTTGCCAATCAGATCCGAGGTGGGTTGAAGCCTGAAGAAATTGTGGTGATCACTTCCGATATGGAAGAGGCCCGTGCTGCAGCCTTCGATCAGGTTGAAGCTCCTGATGATCAGCCTACTGGGTCATCACTGGTGCCTTCACAAGACCCCACCGCTGCTGAAAAAGGTAAAAGCAAATACTATCAGAGCAGACAGTTCGTTCGTGAGAAGTCCAAAACACCTTCAACCCAACAGTAGTAATGCTATTGCAAGTCGACGTAGGAGTATTTGAACACCTAGCCGAGTATGGTGTACTTGGTCTAGTTACCCTAGCGTTAGGCTTCGTGGTGTGGTACCTACTACGTCGTGCTTTGGCATTGGATGATCGAGTGTGGTTGCATGCTGATGAGCTACAAAAGGAGCTAACCAACTACATCAAGGATGATAGGGATAGGGTTACTACCGCTCTCAACAACAACACCGAAGCTCTAAACAACCTGAGGGAAACTCTTAACTCTAAGCGATGATGCTACCTAGTAAGTTAGTCAACACTAAAGTACTACTAGCAGCTGTGATCGTATTCATCGGCTTGGTTGTACTGGGTATTGTTGATACGGGGATCAGGCACGTCGATGTAGTCGTCAACAACATCATCCTAGTTGAGCAGAATGACAGCCTCAAGTACCAGGTTGCTAAGCTGCAGCAGGTAATTGACACAACTGACACTCAAACCATCGACTCCCTAGCCAAGGAATCAGCAGCTAAGGAGCTCCTTGTGCAAACTATGACCGATCAGCTTGATAGCACCAAGCAACAACTTGAATATGAGAAGCGCAATAGTATTATTAGCCCTTACAATACTATCCCTTACCGGATGGAGCCAGTCGAGCTACCCGGTACAGAAGATAATTGAACAAGGTGATACCTTGGTCATCATGACTAAGGGCCAGGCGGATCAACTCAATCGAGGGTTGCAGGTCCAGGCTAACTACATCAAAGAGCTCAAGCAGAAGTACGATCGCCTTAAGGTCAATCACTTCAACCTGTTGCAGAACTTCGAAGACTGTAGAGTGGAGTTGGCAAGAACCAACAAGTACAATGACTCGTTGATTGACAAACTAGGGTCCGACATGGCTCTGCTATATAAGGTTAACGACAGTAGTGAGGTGTTCTTCGTAGACTTGAAGTACTATACTGTGGATGTCTTTAGTAAGGGTACTATCTTTCTAACTTCGATGAGTGATCCTCAAAGGGCAAAAGCCAACCTACACTTAGTTGCCTATCCAGACTGGAAGTACATCAACATAGCTAACGAATTTGATCCTGAGTATAGGAGCTTTGTCGACTTTGTCAGACTGTATCCCTCTCGCTATCAAACTAGGTTGGACCAGGAATTATACCTAAGGCGATGATCAAACTGAAGAGTCTGATTGGTGAGATAACCTTAGGTTCCGGACACGCCGGCACAAAGGATACGGTAGTTGATGTGGGAAGTTTTGTTAGCCGCCTCGATAAGTTGGGGTTTGATATCAAACCATCTCTCTACGTTCGAGGTCTTGAGGGTGATGCCCGTGCTAGGGCGATTGGTGTACTACCGTCTGTAGAGCTACCAATTGAACAGTTGAAGGCTCAAGCTGAGCCTGTTGATGGGCAGCCAGGACTACACTTGTGGTCTAATCAACTATACGATAGACCATTCTACTACCTACTCAACTTCAACGCTACTGTGATCAAGGATTTAGTGATTGCAACCTTAGAGGGTGATAGGCGATCGCTAGGCATGGGTTACAGTCCTAGCACAGCCTTCAACCTTCCAGCCTTAGAGGTGCACTGGTCTGGAGTCGCTGATCAGTTCCGCGGTAAGGGATATGGCAAGCTGATCTACAAAGCAGTACTAGAGAAGGAGGGGACTTTGTATAGTGACACTATACTGTTTAAGGGAAGCTACGGTCTGTGGACTAACTACCTTCCCTCAATCTCAACCTGGTACGGAGGCTTACTTCCCATCTCTTGGATCAAAGGAGAAGACTACTCACTTCCAATTGCAATAACCACACAGGAGGCTCAATCTAAGGCCTTTGCTGAGTCGGCCCTATCTGGCTTTATTGCCTCAGTCAGACCTTCCACTCAACTTCGAAAGTTAGGGTACAACCTTAAGGGACTGTCTTTCACTAAGGGGGAGTATATGGTGATTGGACTTGCACAAGATGCTGATGTAGCGTCCTTTGTTTTAGATCGTGATGAAGCTGCAAATGGTGAGCCAGGAGGAGATCCTCTCAATGCACTCGAAGCAGCTAACGAAAGCGATAGCCTGATAGAATTTCTAGAGAGCCTTGAACGAGGTATGGATATGGAGCTAACGGGAGAGCTTTACGTAATCGACCCTGCAAAGCGCTCCACCAACGTACAGCACCAACTTGATAGCCATCAAGTGGCCAAAGCAAAGACAATTGTACTTTGCTTTTCAGATGCCACAGCCATAGTTAAGGATCTAGGATCCAAGGTATCATTAACTCTAATCTAACAACAGCACCAACATGAAAAGTCTATCATATGAGCAGTGGGTAGGTCTAGTCCGCCACGGACTGACCATCGTAGGAACAATTCTAGTAGCTAAGGGTACGATCGATGAGTCCAACTGGACCATCATCACTGGATCGGTACTCGGCATGCTTTCAATGATCTGGTCTGTCCGCTCGAAGTCAGTTTAAGTTTGGGGTTGCAGCCAACATAATGGCTGGGCTATGTTTGTTTCAATGAAGAGCACTAAGGCACTCCTAAAACAAGCAGAAGCAACACAACCCTACGTAGGCTATGTCCGAGAGCACCTCAACCTAGTAGGGGTTCGAGTGCGTAAGTGGATGCCATGGGATCCTGATAGCTGTCGTTATGAGGCCTTTCGAGACACTCGCCAGGTACTTCTCCCTATACCAGTTGACACTTGGAGCTTCATGGTGTGCTTGCATGAGATAGGACACATTAGTATGGGAGAGCGAGTGTTCTCTTATCTAGATGAGTATGTGGCTGAGCAGTGGGCAATTAAACGAGCTGAAAAATTCCACGGTATAGTCGACCTAGCCTATCAGGAGGATGCCAAGCGCTATGTTTGGATGCACATCATTCAGAATAGGCTGTTCTACAATCTGAAGACCGAGAGGATCAAACCATACGTGTTAGATTGGATTGGAGCTACCCCTCAGCAAGTAGACTTGGATGTTAAAGTGTTCCATGCACTGCACGGCACTAACTCCTTGATTCTCAGGTGATTACGGTAACTCCCTGAGAATCAACAGGTTATAGATCCAAAATCCTGGTTTTAAGCGACGATCGCTCCAACCTGGTGTCTCCTACCCGTGAAGCCAAAAAAACGTGGCAAATCCAAGATTTCACCGCTAAAAACATCCGCCTTTAGCAATGTCGAGATTGCTCAAACTGGAGCATCCGTTTAACACAGCATCCAACTTGGAGATTGAGTACCTTCCAGGGGTGTGGAATAGGGTGACAGCCAACTGGTTCAGATCGTTTGTTGGCCAGCGTAGGATCGACAACCAACCTTACCGAGGGCCAGTGTTCTACGAAGGTACCAATATCCAGTACAACATAACCAAATCGGACCGAGCTCGCATCTTGTCAATCGAGGAGCTAAATGACAAGAAGTTGGTGGAGAGGTACAGGATTAAGAGGATCATACCTATGCCTGGCACTCGGAGGACTAGGATCGTTTAGTTGCATCTTTTTCGAGGGTAGCCCTACGTATAAGGGGATAAAGTAACCCGGCAGACAATGGCAAAGGTATCTTCAAGTGGAGTGTTGATGGTGAAGTCTCGAAGGAAGAGGCCAGGGGTGCACGCTAAGTCTAAGACATCGAAAAACCGTCGCTCTAAAAATTATAGCAAGCCATACGCAGGACAAGGATAGTCTGCGTTGACTTACTGCAAAAAAGGGCGTATCATGTTCGTATACAAACAACAACATACCACCCATGATAATCACCATTATCGCAACTGTCTGCCTAGGCGCTTTTGTTGCCGCTCTGCTAATATCTCGTGCAAAACTCCTTAAGGAACGCAAGGAGTTGCAGGAGAAGTTCAAAGTAGCTCAGGACTATGCTGAATATGCTGCGAAGACCAATGCGCAGCTTACCGCAGCCAATAACGCTATATCTGCTGAGGTAGTTACTCTCAAAGAGGCAACCACCGCCAAGTCAAGTACAACCCCTCCTCCTAGCCACAAGAACGCTAAACTGAAGCAAGCGAGTGAATGAGCTGCTACCACAAGCTAGTTCAATCTAAGTTCATTGGGAATGCTCCTAAGGAGCTCCAACAGGCGCGCACTGCACTTGGACTGTCTGCACCAAAGCCTCTCACTCACTCCTACGGATTAGGTAAGCGCGTAAAGAGGGTAGTGTACAACAAGTACATGGAGTACTACGAGCTACTAACTTATCCAGCTGAGGTCTCCGATGAATTCTACCGCGATCTACACTACATTAAGGTAGATCATTTGCTATTTGCCTTTAGCGGCAAGAAGGCCCATATCGACAATGCGTGCGATCACAGTTACAAGGTCAATGGAGACATTCCATACTACAGAACACAACACCTAATCAATGGTAGAATGTTCTATACCGTGTTGATCGACATCCGTTTCTCGATGGTACCTCATTCTCCAAACTAGGTTTGCTAAGTCGGTTTTTTCTTCGTATTGTGTTGAAATGAGTAAGATCTTAGGTTGTAAGTTGTGTGGACAGATAGTGCACGATGTTAGTGATAACGCCGGAGCTGTCACCTGCTGGGAGTGTGTAGCTGGGATGGTCGATGAGCCACAAGCCTACAAAAAGAAAACTACTGGCTATGCACGAGGATGGAGGTTCATGAAGCAATTCGTGCATGCCGATGGTACTGTCTACCATAGAGGTGTGGAGCAACCCAAACTCAAAGGCACCTTGGAAGCCACTCCACCCAAGGTACCAGTTGATAAGAAGAGTAAAGTAGATCGGGCCCGTGAGCGGGAGGCTGATCTTGTAAACCTAGGCAAACTCAAAGCCCAACTCAAGAAGGAGACTGGGAAAATGAAGCAGAAGAAGTTGAACTCACAAATCAAGAAACTACAAAAGAAATTGCTATGAAGACCTTAGTACCCGAGCAAATCCAAGACAACTACAACACTCTCCTTGGTTACATCAACACCTACATTGCTAGCCCTCGCAAGGAGTTGGTGATCAAGCTGTATCAAGATCACGAGGATAGGATTGCCACTATGCCTGCCAGTGGTACTGAGCACTATCATAACTGCTTTCCTGGAGGCTACGTCGACCACGTAATTCGAGTGATTGAGACCTCGTTGCGCTTGTTCGATCTGTGGGCAGAGTTCGGAGCTACGATCAACTATACCAAGGAGGAGCTGGTATTTGCAGCTCTCAATCACGATCTAGGTAAGATTGGTACTGAGGATGCTGAGCAGTATATCATCAACGATTCAGAGTGGCACCGTAAGAATCAAGGCAAACACTACAAGAACAATCCAGTCAATAGCTTCATGACTGTACCAGATCGCTCGTTGAAGTTGTTGGCTGATCGGGGTATTCCTGTCAGTGAGCAGGAATGGTTTGGAATCAAGCTGCATGATGGGTTGTATGAGGAGGCTAATAAGAGCTACTACATTAGCTACGATCCTACCAGTCGGCTGCGCACCAACCTACCATATGTGCTGCACCAAGCTGACATGCTCTCAGCTCGTGTAGAGTATGAGGCTTGGGTTAGGGAGCAATCATCATCAACCTCAGACAAGAAAAAACGTACAGCCACAACAATGGCTATGACTGAGGAAACTAAGAAGGATCTACAAGGCGTATTCAATCAGATGTTCAAACCATGATTTGGATTCTCCTACTCTGCATCCTACTGATTGGCGGGCTGAGCTATCTCCTGTACATAAACACTCGTAAGGTAGATAAGCTTGAACTGTTCTGTGAGGCGTACGTGAGTTTTATCTCAGCGATGTACTTTAGAGTCAAGGATGTTCAAGAGAGGTTACAAGAAGTTGATCGCCTCGGAGCATTCAAAGCTGATGATGAGGTAGGGTTTGTGTTTACAGAAATCAACAGTGCAGTGAACGACCTTCACTTATTCATAACTAAGTACGTCAATGCAGACAGCCAAACCAAAGAGAACCAGGAGGAAGAGTAAGGACGCTAGTAAGGATCGATACTACTTTACTAGTGCAGTGGATGATGCAATTGTGCGCTACAATGCGACAGAAGATCCTTATGATCGTAGTTTGATCTATCAACAGGATATTCGAGCCCCGTTTGAGAAGTTGGTTGAGTTTATCATCAACACATTCAAGTACTATCGCTTTGGTGATCAAACTCCCCAACAAGCACAGCAGGAGGTTGTAGGCTTCCTGGTAGAGAAGTTAGGTAAGTTCAAGCCAGAGAGTGGAAAGGCCTTCAGCTACTTCAGTATGGTAGCCAAGCACTTCTGTATCCAACGCAACAAGGCCAATTACAAAAAGCTAACCTCTCATCACACTCTATCTAGCATAGGAGATTCGAGCCTTGAGAATAGGTTGGTGGCTGACTCATTTGATGAAAGCCAGTATGCTATACAACAGTTTCAGAACACCTTTGTGGAGTACTGGGATGCTAACCTAGATAGGCTGTGTCCCAAAAAGGGAGACAAGTACATAGCTGCTGCCGTTTTAGAACTATTCCGTCGAAGGGATACCTTGGAGCTGTTCAACAAGAAGGCCCTGTACATATATGTGAGGGAGATATCAGACATCAGCGGTTCCCCTAAACCAACAACTACCCCTCAAATCACCAAGATCGTTAAGGTAATCAAGGGAAAGTACAAGGAGATGTATAAGGACTACCTAACGCACGGTCATCTGCTCCACAACAGAGTGTACTGATGATTATAGAGATCAGTAAGGAGAGTTTAGCTGCCATGCTAGGAGCTCAGGTCCAGGCCTGGAGAAGTGTTGGTGGTGGAGCTAATCCAGATGCTTATCAATTTGATCCTGCCACCACAGACCCAGAGGAGTTGAAACGTCTTGGCTTCTACGATAATAGAGATGCGTGGGTGGCAGGCGTTCAAATCAAGGTCCTTGAGGAGTATATTGAACAACTAGATAATCTACCTACCTGCATATGAGCTATAGTTTTCACACTCCTCTATTAGGGCAGGAGCAAGATCAGCTTGATCAAATAGAGCAGGATCACCTTGAGTTATCGCCCGTCCTAGTGGCATAGCCTAGGTAATCGGGTAGCCTCCTACCTATAGGTAAACAGCCTAGGTATGGACAAAGATTCGCTACTATTTGATGACAAGTCCTTCGCAGATTTGATGAGGGATGTGTACACCAACACTAAGAAGAAGGAGAGCCAAATCAAGGGTCTAGTGGATCAGCTTAGTGGCATGGTCAATACCCTAAGTGAAGCTTCCATGATGGTCCCTTTGATCAAAGAGTACCTCGAAATATCGGTTAAGAACGACGATAACTTAGTTAGGCTGACAGGCATCATCCAACGCTTGTTGGTCACCGCAGATCGGGGAAAAACCGAGGAATTGGGGCTAACTGAGGAGGAGAGGCAGCAGCTTCTTGCTCAAGATAAGACCGAGAGAGATCAGCTGCTACACGAGGCCCAAGACCTAATGGATCGCTCTAAATGAGCTTGTTCCTAGGCCTAGGGGATAACTACAAATCTGGGGCCCCTAATGGTAATGCGAGTGCAAGACAGCAGCTAGCTGTCTCTCCAGCCCAGGTTCTGGATGTGTGTATGGATGAGAGTTCACCACTATACAAAGATCCTAGTGACATAGGAGTAATCCGATTTCGTCTAGTTGGTATTGGTGAGGCCTACGGTAGGAACTTCGAGAATGAGGTCACTACCATTGCCTATCCCCTAGATCGATCGATTAGTCGGTATCCGCTGCCAGGAGAGCAGGTGATGATCTACTCGGCAATTGGAGATCAGCAACGTAGGAGTGCTGATAAGGACCAACTGAGCTCGATCCCGTTCTACAGTATGGTAGTTTCATCCCAGATGAACATTACCTACAACAGTCACCCTTTCATGGGCCACAATGAAAAGGTACTAGAAAAGGGTAGAGTTGTTCCTGTGCAAGAAGCCCAAGCACGATTCGATCAGAAGGTGGGAGACTTGTCCATGTTCAAGGACTCAGATAACCAAGTCAAGATCTTCAAGCAACTTAGGCCTTATGAGGGGGACTTCATCCTTCAAGGTCGCTTTGGTAACACGGTACGATTTGGATCAACCTCTGCAGTTACAGATGCTCCATGGTCGGCAGTTGGTACAGGGGCCCCGGGAATGTCTGGTGATCCCATTTTAGTACTCCGAGTTGATCGTAACAACACAACTAGCGCGAACCAGATGTTCATCAAGGAAGATCCAAACACGGATGATAGCTCTATTTATATGTGCTCAAGTCAACGAGTTGAGGTTAATCTATCGTGCGCCTCGAGGATGAAGACCTGGTCCCATGTTTTGGGAGTGGAGGATAAGACTAAGCTAGCTGCTGAGGGCATTGTCAATTCACTACAACCTTAGTTATACTTGTGGCAGAGACAGCAATCAACCCGGTACTAGAGCAGACCATTCAGGATCTGGTGACGTTGATCGATCTCGATCCCACTGCCTATAGTACAATATACAATAGACTGCTAGATCAGGGATTGCAGCAAAGTAGAGGTTACCTCAGCCGCGAGTCACTTGTATCACTATTAGACACCATCATACTTCCTTCAAACACACAGAGGGATAGGGGTTGGCAGGATACACCAATGAGCCCAGGAAGCTCTACTAGTGGTGGTACTATGAACGGAGTTAGTACGCAAACTCTTGAGAGCTTCTTCGATCTAATTTTCATCACCACTGCGTTTGGTAGTGTGGCCTACGAGGCCCATGCCATCAATCAATTCGATTGGAGGACTGATGAGTCATTGAAGAAACACCTACTATTCTCACTGTGTACCAGTAGTAGAATAAGCTCTCTCTTTTATCTTGCTCTTGCGTGCTCCTCACAGGCATTCTACCCGGTTCAAATCATGACCGTAGACCCTTGTGCTGGGTATCTGTTAGCACAATGGGCCTTCGAGACCAATCCTCAGGATGGATCATTCAATGCTACCGAGCTATCCTCAGTGCAAACTCCCACAGGAGCACCAAGTCCATTTCCCAGTACTTATGCTACTTCCTGGACTGCAAATTCAACTGCCGTTGTAGAGGGAGGTGGTGCTCGATTCTCTGCTAATGCAATCAAGGTCCGAGAGCAGTGGATCAAATCTATCACCACTCCAGTGGATTCTAATCCGCTGGGTGTTTGGCAGCAGAACTGGACCGATCGACTATTATCAGACAGCGATTCTCAACTAGCTACCCTAACTCAGATCAACAGTAAGTTCAATCTCAACGAGGATGGTTCCTACTCTAGAGTTGATCCCAATGAAGATAACAACCTCAAAGCTCTCGGTAAAACCTACCAAGACACTTTCTCGGCTGCCGCCCTCGTACCTGAAGTAGATCAAGCTGCAGTACCTACATCCAACCAAACCCAAGGGGATGGAGGTGCACCAAGCAATCTAGATCAACTGCTGTCACTAAGAAATGGTGAGGGAGGTAAGGTCAATACCTTTGGTGGCAGTCAGTTAATACTGAATAGTGATAGGATCATACTCAACACTCGTACGGACTATCTGATGTTGTTTGGTGGTGCAGGAGTAGCAATCTCTTCACCCAACCCGATTAACGTTGAGTCTGACTCCACAGTAACCTTGTATGGTGAAGATGGTGTATTCCTAGGTCTACCCAATAAAGGAGAGGCGATACCAAGTAGTACTCGTGATCTGGAATATGAACCAATGGTGTTGGGTAGTAAGTTGGTTGATATCCTCGAGGACCTGATTCTAACGATTCGGAATTCGACCATACTAAGCTCAGTTGGATCAGCTTACTTTAGTGAGGATACCTTGCATGAGCTGGCTGTACTTCAAGCACGCTTACCTGAGATAAAGAGTACCTTTGCTTACGTTGACGGAGTCAGTCATGAATCTAGCGATCCGTCACCAGGTCCAGCACCATCTAGTACACCTCCACCTGATGAACGCTCCGCAACTGCTGTAGGAGAAGCCTCTGCTGCCCCGACCACTCCTCTAACAGATATGGACGACTTTTACCAGACCAATCCACTTTACAACGATCCAGTCTAATGTCCGATATACGTTCTAGGGTAGTGGAAGTTGGTAACAGTGTGATCACTGTTAACGAGGTGTTAAGTCAGTTTAAGATACTGGCCGCAGAGTTGTTGGAAGACACTGGAGTGACGATTGGGTTGTCTGAGGGATATCGCTCACGATATGAGGTACTGGAGGAATTGAAGCTGCTTGTCAAGGACAAGAATCCACCAGACACAAGGTTCTCGGATCTACTCAATAGGCAGATATCTGGATCAGCTGAGTACCGTGAGTTTGAGGATTATCTTAAGGACCTTAGATCTACTCAGTTTGAACCACCCCTACCGCAGGATCAGATATCTGTAACAAACTCCTCGACGTCGATATACTACCCACCTAATCTACCCGATCGCGATCCTCGTAGAACAGGCCGCTTCGTTATCCCAGATCCACCTCAATCAATCAAATCGATGGAGGTGCAGGGTTGGTTGCTCAATAATAGCCTGCTGTATGGATTCTTGCTGTATGGTGATGTGGGATTGTACTACGTGGGTCTAGGTAAGATAAAGCAGCAAATCCAGGCTGGTACTTCCATCGTAGATGTTGTGTCTACCTATCAGGCTAGCGTTCCAACTCAACCCATCACCACCACAAACCAAATGGTACTAGGAGATATAGGACCTTCCTCCACAGGAATACCAACAGACGCAGAGTACTTGATTGGCACTCCTGTACAGGATAACAATGGCAACCGCCCTAGGTTACTCGTTATCAATGACAAGATAATCACTGAAGGTTTAGCTGAGGCTTACTTTGCTTTGAGAGACGCTGCAAAGCAGCAGGGAGTTACTCTTCAGATAGTCTCAGGCTTCCGCCCGGCATTCGGTCCGAACACTAGTGCGGAATCTACTAAAGGCCGTCAGATCGCTATTACCACCCAGGAAGGTATCCGCAGCAAGCGCTCTACTTGGCGTAACAGATCGACCTGGCCAGGTAATGATCAGGACTTTATCATGAATGCTCCTTCCAATCGATTCCAACCAACAGCAGCCCGCCCTGGCAGCTCCAAGCACGGTTCTGGATTGGCTTTAGATCTAAACACCAGCTCTCGACCGCACCTCAACACTAGTGTCTACGTTTGGTTGGTTAACAATGCACATAGGTTTGGATTCGTACGTACGGTGGCCAGCGAGGAGTGGCATTTTGAGTATCTTCCAGATCGAGCCCCAGCCGGGCCCTATGCAGTATTGGCAGATACCAATGCCAATCGCTTTTACTCTGATTTAGGACTCTCTGGGTTACCTGCATAGTTATGCCTTACAACTTTGAAGCTACCTTCACACAACCTCTACTTGCACAACTAGATGCTGGTGGTATAAGTGATGCTCGAAGTTGGGCAAATGCCATAACAACCAACTACCTCAATACCATTAAGCTGGGAATGCCTAGTGGTGTTGCACCTGTACTACCCGCACCTGGATTAAATCCTGGAGGTCCACCTCCCCCATTTACCATAGGTGTAGTTCCATTCACTACAGCTGAGGCTAGGAGACAGCCCATGTATAATGTGATACACGCCTATTTCGCTGTTAAGGAGTTGAAGCTGCAGCGGGGTTCAATCGAGTCTACGATCTCTACAATTAAGCAGTTGCTAAGAAAGGTTAGGGCAACTACTGCGCGCATCAAGACCATAAATGATCAGATCAAATCAGTAACCGCGGAGCTAGCTCAACTACCCACCTTCCTTAAAGATCTAGATGATGGGGTTAAGTTGTTCATTAAGGATCAGGTTAATCAGATTGATAATCTACTAGAGAGCATCCGAACAACCGAATTCGCAGCTAGTATGTCCTCTCAGGATTTCAATCAACTATTTGCGAGTGAACTTAGGATGATGGAGACCCTTCGTAGTTTCTCGGTCACAGATAAGGCTGGCCTAGCGCGATTATCTTCCTTCCTAGTTCAGCAGACTCGGGACTCAGATAGGGTTCTAGATTCAAGTAGACGTGAAGCTCTAATCAAGCAACACCTAACTAAGAGGTTAACCAAAGCGGTAAAGGAAGTCCTGACTTTCGTACAGATACCACTGCAACCCAACCTATTCATAGACTATGCCAACAATCTAGAGAGACAGTCCGCTAAGTTCAATAGGTTTGCACGAGCAATCCGCCAAATAGCGTTCATAGAGCGATTCATTCGTCCTAAGTTGGTTAGGTTGAAGGCTTCAATGCGGGATCTAAGGACTAACCTACACAACAAGCTACAACCTAAGATCATTAAGCTACAGAACAAGCTGTCAGCTAAGGTTAAGACCTATAATACTAAGTCAGAGGAAGGTAAGAGGAGTGGTTTGTTCAAGCGCGCTAATAAGACAGTCAAGAGGGCTAAGAAGAGCAACTCTGATCAGATTGCTAAGCAGACTGCACGTGCCAAGGCTGGTAAGAGTTTGATCAAGAGAACAGTCTCTATTGGAACTAAAATTACAGCACTTACCTTGGCTGTACAGCAGGAGATTCCTCAACTCAAGTCTGATTTGATTAGGCAGCGCGCCAGAGTGGCATCCCTGCAGAATACTGTCGATGATCTGGATCAAGCTAGAGCAGATGGTAATAGTACCAAGATAGAGCTAGATAAGTTGAGTGATTACATGGAGGGTAATGGGTTGGGTCCATTCTACCAACTAACTGCAAAGTTAGTAGTAGAGACAGGATCTAGTGCTAAGGAGGTGATTACTTTGCTTGAAAGGAGGAGGGCTCGATACAAGAACTACGGGTTGGAGATTGAAACCCTAGGAGCTGAGGTAGCCGCGGCTCAGGGGGATGTCAATACTCTTTTTGGGGGTAAGGCTCGACCTAAGAGAACCGGAGTGCGTCTGTGGTTGTCTGAGAGAACTGCTTCAATAAAGTGTCTACTTGAGCGTATTGTTAGGTGGCTTAAGCCAAAGCTGGCCAAGATAGCTGCTTGGCTAAAGAAGTTTGTCGCCCAGCTAGAATCTCTGATCAAAAACACACTAAGGAAGGTGGGCAAGGCGTTAAGCAATCTTGCTTTGAATTTAATACCTGTCCCAAGTGCCTCGCGCGACCCAATCAGTAAGAAGAACGCACGTCAAGCAAAGGCCCGCGCAGCAAAGGAGAAGCTCGCTCGAATCAAAAGTACCACCAAGAAGCTTGCTAGTCTAGCTCAAGCAACTCCAGCATTAGTTGCTCTAACAGCTAACATAGCTCAAGGTAGGTTTAAGCTATCCGAGAATCAAAGCTCAATCACTAAGCTATCCAATGCCTTATACGGTTACAAAAGGCAAGGGAAATCGCCTGCAGCTCAACAACAATTGGTTGCTGAACAAGGTAAGTTCAACAGTAACTTCCAATCTCTGATGGTGATTGAGTCAATTGCTTCAACTCTAGTACAAACATCTAGCACCCTACGTGGCCAAGCCCGTGCTGAATTTGATCGCGCGCTCGATTCCATAAAAGGAGTTACAACGCCCATCTCTCCAGCTGAGTCTAGAAGTGTTGAGGCGATCCGCCAATTCACAAAAACACCACCCCGCACTCTTAAGGAGCTTAAACAGGCTGGACAAGTTGCCACTTCATCAGTGATGCAGGATATATCAGCTACTAACCGATTGGTGGATGTGGAGAAGAGAGTGCTACGAACTACTCGCCAACTGATACAGACAATACTGGAGGATCGAAATCTCAAGCGAAGGTACCAGCAAGCATTAGCTGATGGGGATACTTGTGGACTGTTCTTCTCCGCTTACACCGAGCTGAAAAAGATTTCTGCAGGTCTACTGAAGCAACAGTCCCTAATCTTAATGTGTATGAAAGCTCTTGCAAAGTTGGTGGGTCAACTGATCAATTGGATTGGTAGGAGTGTTAAAAAGCTGGTTGATAGTGCCATCAAAGCTCTTAAAGCAAAGCTCGATAAGATACACAAGGGTGCTCGTAAGGACGCCAAGCACCGTGCTGGTAAGGGTCTTAATCTAGATGGTACTATTATGAGTGCAGTATTAGGCCTATCTGCACGCGCTCTATGGACTGGAGCAACCTGGACCGGACCAACTGGTAGTACCCACACCTGTTCAAGCATAGGAGGTTTTGCACCCAAGATGCGTGCTAAGGTTGAGGATGGTGCAACAGGTTTTGTTCGAGAGATGGCTCGTGGTTTTCAGAATCAACTACGTCTAATGAAGGGTGTAGTTACCCCTCCACCCGTAACTGGAATCCCTCCTTTACAGTTTGTAGGCTATAATTAAACACCGTTCCACTATGTATTACAAAGTGTACACATATGGACAGCAAACAGTTCCTCAAGGTCCTAGCAAAGCTAATTAGAGAGGAGGTTAGGCAGGCAGTTCGCGAAGAATTACGTACTGCGTTAGTTGAATCAAAGGCTTCACAACCGAGGACTGCCCAGAAGCCCGGGCTATTGGCACAGGCTTTGACACCAAAGCCCCGTCCCGTAACAGCGACCCCCACACCAAGGAGGTTTCAGATCCCTGGTGCTGTAGGAGACATCCTAAATGAGACAGCAATGGCAATGATGTCTCACCCTAGTCCTATTCCCGACACTGGGGAGTATTCTGATAGCGATTACGGTATGATCGAGGAAGGTGTCGCCCCAATCCATCAGGCAGCTACTCCTAACTACAATCCTAGTGGAGATCCAACGATGGCTTTTGTGAAGGATTACAGGGCTGTAGTAAAGAGTGCAGAAGCAATCCATAATAGCAAGTACTAGTGGCAACTCCAATCCGAATCAATCCCATTGACCTAGAGCTAGATGTTGCTGTGGGGATTGATCTACCTATGATTGGATCCACTGGCACTACCTTAAAACTGAACTATACCACCCTAGATCAGGCAAGTGCAAACGCGCGCAATCTACTGCTAACAGATAGAGGTGAGCGCTTAATGCATCCCGAGTTCGGCTGCGATTTACGTAAGTCATTGTTTGAACAGGTCACACCCAGCCTCTTGACCAAGATGGACTCTAGGATCAGGGAAGCCTTTGCTTACTGGCTACCCTACATTGCAATCAATAAATTAGAGCTCATCCCCCAAGACTCAAATACAGTTGGGCTTACCCTAGTAATCAGCCTTAAGGGCAATATGTTTGACACCAGATCCATAATACTAACCTTGAGTGTAGATGGCTAACAACAACACTCACCGCGCAAAGAGTGTCCCTTACTTGGGCAGGGATTTCAACAGCCTTAAGGCTGGGTTGATAGAGTTCAC